CGCTGCTATCGGTGGTGCTGACCTTGGCGAAGAATTCGCCCCAGTAGATCAGCCAGCCTTCCATGCCCCTGCCCCAGGCACGCAGCACAACGGCAACGCGATCGCGCTGCACATCGATGCCGGCGGTGAGGATCAGGCCACCATGGGGCACCATCAGTTCGGGGTAATCCTCTGCACGTTCACGCAGGGCTTCCGCGTCTGGTGCCGCTGTTTCGTATTCGAAGGTTCGGCCCAGTTTCTGGTTGGTGAACGTGATCAGGCCGGAAAGGTCGCCTTTTTCAGCCAGGTGATCCGCTTTCAGCTTGTCGCGCACCACATCCGCGAGGCTGGTACCCGGTACGCAGGCATATAGCTCGCCGAGCTGGGTGAAGCCAGCCTTTCCATGGAAGGGCCGTGTTGGAACCCAGCCACATAGCGGGTCGCCCTGCTCCACCGCGTTGTACACGGTGTCGCGGATGTTGGTTTGTCGCTGGTGATCATCCCAGCCGCTGCCACAGCCCGGGCAGCAATACACGGCGGTATCCGGCATGGCGCGGCCGTACACTTCGTGCACTGGGGCTTCGTCATCGGCATCCAGCCAGCTGACGTTTTCCCATGCCAGTACATGGCTCTCTTCGCATTCGTGACACACCACCGGCAGCACCCGGCAATCGGATTCACGCACGCGGTGTTCCGTTTTGCTCAGGTCCTTGATGGTTGGGGTGCCACCCACAATCAGCTTGCTGCCGGGGTAGCGTTTCAGCCGCTCTTCCAGCAGGCCGATCGCATCCCCCTGCCGCTTCACATCCACGCTGGTATCGTCGGGTTCTTCAACTACACCTACGCCCACCGAGCTGGTGGACTTCACGTTGCCGGGGCTGTTGGAGCCAACCAGTTTCAGGAAGCCGCCCGGGAAGGTTTTCAAATCCCAGCGATTGCCCGCCTTGCGGCTGGTGGTCACATCGACCACGCCTTTCATGGCAGGGGTAGCGCTGAGCGCGGGCACCAGCTTTTCATCGTGAAAGGCCTTGCCGTCTTTCTCTTTCGCGAACAGCACCATCAGCGGTGCCGGGTGGCCGTCAATGCGTTTGGCCAGGTACCCGATGAGAAAGTAAGTCCAGCCCAACTGGGCGGCTTTCATCAGGTCCACTTCATCCACACTGGTATCATCCAGCGCAGCAGCTACGCCCAAGAAATAAGGCGAATAATAAAAGTCGTACAGCCCAGCCAGATCACCGATGGTTTCCGGCAGGTGGTAGTGTTCCTGCATCCATTGCGCTGTCGGCACATGCCGACGGGGCCGGAATTTACTCGACGCCCTCAGTAAGACCTTTCGCAGCGTCGCCTGCAAACTCGCCAATTCGCTCAATTGCAGGTTCAACGACATCGCTAAGTGTTGCGGCATCAATAGTGATGCCGTGCTCCTTTTCCAGTGCCTGGCGCAGACGCTCTACCGCACCGCGAATTTCACGGTTCGCATAGCCCGCCCAATTCGTGATTGCCTGGGCAGCTTCTTCAGCCAGCACCAGCAATCCCAGTTTTTCGTTGTACGTCAGCCGACCTAGCGCCGCCTTCACCTGAGCTTCCTCGGTTTTGGCAGCCGCCAGCCCCGCTTGTTTCTCACCGCCCCGCCCTGCCGCATGGGTGCGCAGGTGGTCGCAGTAATCACGCAGCCACTCAGCATAAGAGCCATCGCGGCGCAGGTTTCCATCAGATGCATGCTTGCTCGCCGCCTGCTGGCTAATACCAACCAGCCGCGCGAAGCCAGAAGCCGTTGCTTGTGCATCAAGATCCATGGAAACCACCAATAATCGGGGAACAACTACAACCCCCTATAGAAACCCACATCTGCAAACAACCCGCGCTCTGCGCACCCGTATGCGTTAGCCGCCAGGGAGGACCCGCGCCCTGTTATCGCCCACAAAACGACCAGCTTGCCCCTTCCGGCTCACAAACCGTGCACACATAATCTTGCAGCCAGCTCAGCGCTCGGAGTCCTTCGTCTCCGTCTTGGGTGATGGTGACAATTCTTCCAGCATGCGCTGGGTCAAGTTCGGCTCGCGGGGCTGCATCACCCAGGCTTCCGGTGGTGGCCGGTGCGGGGGCTTTACAACCGTTGGTGATGACTGACAGCCGACGATCACCAGACTGGACATCAGCAAGCAGCTTGCGCTCAGCAGCTTCCGCACGGGCCTTCTCCTCTTGGTGCAACTGGCTCAGGTTAGCCAGCTGGGTGTTCAGCTTGTTCTGCTCAACAGTGAAATACGCCTGGTCCACAATCACATCCAGCGCCACGTCCTCGCGGTACTCGGCAAAGGTCTTCCCAACCATGGCGCGGCCCGTAAGCAGGCCTGCACCGTAGATCCCAGCAACCACCAACAGAATGGCCACGCCACGAACCGTTGCCGCGCTCACCGGTAAACCCGCCGGTCTAGCTCGAAGTGAGCACCGTCTTTCAGGGTGCGCCAGTCTCCACCCCAGATAACGGCGACGCCAAGCTCAGCCGCCGCAGCCTTAACAGCTTCAGCAATCTGCTCGTAGTACTGCCAATCCCAAGAGCCTTGCCCATCAGGGTAAGCCAGCACATCAATGGCATGGCCCGTCAGATGACGGCTGTTCAGCGTCTGGCTGTCACCATCGGCCACTTCCTGCTTTTGCTCGGCCAGGGTTCGCTCACCATCGGTGATACCAAAATCGACAGGAGACAACTGGAGAGCTCGCACTGCCAGCATGGCAAGGTGCGGATGAACCTCAGCCAAGTGCCCCATCGAACGCTTGCTGAACTTGTGGCCCATCATCAGCCTGTTTTCCTTTTGGCGAACATGATGGCCCACTCACTAGCAGCCTTGGTGCCCACAAACCCCAGCGACCCACCAATAAAGTTACCCATGGCCACTGGCGCACCAGTGGCTTCCAGGCCGTAAGAAACCGTGACCGCAATGAACCCGCAGGTCAGGCCTTCCAGTAACATTCGAAGCCAGTCAATCGGTCGCACCTCTTCACCATCCTCGCGTTGCTGATAATGCCGGTACACGTACCCGAGCATCGCGCCAAAGGCGCCCATGGCCAGGGCCCATGCATGCCGTGCCAGATCGCCGCCGGCACTCACTAGCTGTGCCCACAGCCCCGGATCGTCTTGCATAAAGCCCCCACCACCAGAAATAAAAAGCCCCGCCGAAGCGGGACCGGGAGAAACAAAAAAGCCCGCAGGCATAAACCAGCGGGCTCGAATTACAGACATAAAAAAACCCGCCGAGATTTCTCTGGGCGGGTTTTTCCACGATGGGAAAATGATGGTCGTTTTTGTCCGGTCCGTCAACAGGTCAAGAGCAGAAAAATAAAAAATCTCTCACGCAGCCACATCAGCGAACTGGTGCCACAAGTGCCGCAGCACTTTGTCTTCATGGGTGAAGATCGTTTTCATCATGTCATCAGCCCGCGCAGCCCACACATCGTTGAACTGTGACTTGCCGATCTTGGCAATCGCCGCCCGATTCCTCACCGTCAGCACGCTCTGCCCTGTCGCCTTGCAGGCCGAACAATCCACCCACCGGTCCGCCATCCGCAACAACTCACCATCATCCGACATTTCCGGCTCCTGCTGCCACACCTTGCCACGCCCGCCACACGGGCTGCACCGCATCGGGTGAACCAGCTCAAACACACACAGCGTCGCCAGGCCCTCACAGTAATCCGTCTTCCAGCCACTGCGCATACACCGCCGCCGGAACTCAGTCTGCACCCAGCCGGCCAAGGCCAGCTGCGCCTGGTTGTCATCACAGAACTTTGCCCGCCCAACCAAACCCGCCTCAACAGGCAGGTTACCCATTCCCATAGCGCCCGCCACATCCTGTGGCGTCACCAGCACCACACTCCCACCAAAGCCACCACCATCAATCAGCAGCCCTTTAGCCGTCATCTTTGCCATCAACCGGATCGGATTCATAAAACACCCCTGACCATTTTTGAATTGTTTGTCGTGGAACATGAAAAAATAGAAGGCCGGATGCAGGCCGGAGGGTAAGCCGGAGGGCAAGCATCCATTAACTGACTGATAAATAAGAAAAGGCCGGAGGGCCGGAAGGGCCGGAGGGTGTTTCTCGCGTGTGGGTACAACAAACCGAGATAGTTGCTATCCACCACACCACATAACACGCACACACGCACGCGCGCGTTACCCCTCCGGCCCTTCCGGCCCTCCGGCCTTTCGTTACTATTCAACGGCTTACGAAAAACCGAACCTCCGGCCACCCTCCGGCCTACCTCCGGCCTAGTCATGTGCTGGCTCCAAATTCTTCGCCCAGCGATCAGCAAAGCCACCCAGCCACTCCTTCTGCGCGGTGCCCGTCGGGGGCTCATCCACCTGAATAAACGTGCCCTTGCGCTCGTTAACACCCTGCTGATACTTCACATCGCGCCGCCGGCGCTCCCTACCGGAAAGGGCATTGGAAAACCGCTCACGCGTCATCGCACGCTCACCCGCATCCGAACACCACTGCCGATACACCTGGTACAGATGCATCACCAGGCAAGTCTCATAGGGATACCGGGGCGCCAAGTGCCCAGCCTTCCACTCCATGTGGAACAGATCCCAACTCGGCCTACCAAAATCAATCAACCGAGCCTTCGCCTCAGTCATCGGCGGTTCCCGGTGCGTATCAAACGCCGCAGCCGTTTCCTCCCCCCGGTCCTGCCACTGCATACCGCGGCGAACCAGCCAGCCATAGAACGCTTCCACACCCCCGTTGTTCACCTCATGCAACACACCCTGCTTCAAAGACTCAGGCAACTTAGTGCAAGGCCACACAACGAGCATTCGGCGGTCAGTAGGCTCCACAGGGAAAGGTTGGATCTCATTAGAAAGGAACGCCGCATTCATGTGGTTAGCCTCTTCCCAGCCACTCACAAACTTCTTCTCGATGCGGTGCGTCTCACCGGTAATCATGTGCTTCAGCGTACCGGTGTGGCTGTACTTCTGATCGCGGCTGAAAATCTCCTCAAACAGCCCGAAGAGCTTCTGGCTGCGCCAATCCGTGTACTGCGATTCCAACTGGTGCTGCCCCAGCGTCGCCGCATACTCACCGTACATTGGCTTAATAACCCGCTCGAACAGCAAACTCTTGCCCGTGCCCTGCGTCTCCGAATGCATCAGCACCGCAGTCGCCATCTTCGCCCCTACATGCTGCAGCGGGTAAGCAAACCAGCACATCAACCACTCAAACACCACAGGGTCGTTATTACACAAATGATCAACCAACTGGCGGATGTGGTCGCACCGGCCAGGGGCATTCACCGGCTTCAACGGCAGCCCCCGGAACATATTGATATAGCCATCTTCAGGCCGGTGCTGCTGAATCGGGTCGAACACCAACTTCTCGCGGTCAATCACCTCGCGCTCAGGGTGCTCCAACCACTGCGAATACCAACGGTGTAGCATCGGCTTCAAATCATTCAACGGCACCACCTCACGCCGCTCACGGTCCCAAGCATTCTGCGAAGGGTAAAGCAGCACATACCGCCGCAACGCTTGCGACAGCTCCCCTCCCCCCCTTTTTTGGGCGGCAGACGCCTCACGGCACACATCCGCGTGCTTCACCGTCCGGCGCTGGTCGCTGTCCTTCCACTGCTTATAAACATCACTACCGAGCCAATCCCTAACCTGCTTTTCCTTCAGCAGCTTCTTTTCATGCGTATCCCAAATGCGCCCTTCAGGCACCGTCCACGCAAACCGCTTAAAGGCTTCATCAAGGTCTGGCACCTCGGCCACATCAGAATCGGAGCTCCCAACATCAGAGGGCGCGGGAGACCCAGAATCATTAGCAGCAGCCTGTAACGCCGCATGCAGCTGCTCCTTCAAAAGCGCTTTTACTTTGGCCTTACCCAGCTCAGCCGCCAGGTCATTCCAATCACCATGCCAGGGCTCAGTCACACATCACCCCCATGCAGCCGGCTTGCCTTATCGGCCCCCGGCCATTACAAACAACAGAGGAACTCGTAAAAACACCACTGGGGGGAAAATGAACAACAAGCCCAAAATCATTCTGGCCACCGCCATAGGCATCGGCTTCTGGGGACTCATCATTGGCAGCATCATTGGGGATAACCAGGCTAAACCCGCCCCGGAACCGGCCCCCAAACAAGAGACAGCAAAGCCCAAAGCCGCCCACCCAGCCGAAAACGTAAGCAGCTTCAAGCAAGCCCTGGAAGCCTGCCCCAACACACCCGCCTGCATTCAACAAGGGCTGCTGGCCGACTACGGCAACATCTGCAAAAACTGGATCAAACAAGAAACAGACAAGCCCTTCACCGCTTCCAGCGAAGGCAAGCTGAATAGAATTTTCTTTGAGCACAAAACCACAGGCCCAGGAACCTACCGGCTGGAAGGCACCGCCATCTACGATCACGCAACCGGCATTCGTTATTGGTATGGCTGCGAAGTAAATACCCAAACCGGAGACATCATCGCCATCGCACCGCCCGTTTCTGTAGGAACAAAACGGCAGTACAAGCCCTTCAACTAAACTCATGCCGCCTCCCCTTCCGGGAAATGCGGCACCAGCATCACCCCCCCAAACTCAGCCTGGCAGCGCTCTGCAGCATCTTGCCCAGCGCGCTTACCAGTGCGGGGGTTAACCTTATCGTTGTCAGCCAGCCAGATCGGCGTCTTACCCTCCAGCAGCCCGGCATCACGAAACGCCTCCGCCACCGTAAACATATTGCCGGAATCAAAGCAGGCCACCACCGGCCAGCCAGCGCCAATCTCATAAGCCGTTGCTGCCGTCGCATAGCCCTCAGCAAAACCCACCAGCTCAGAGCCATTCAAGTCACCCAACAAATGGCAGCAGCCTTTTTTGCGGGAATATTTCGGGAATAATTTAGTGCCCTGCTCATTCACCGTCTGAATCGCCCACACCTTGCCAGCGGCATCGCGCATGGGCACCGCAATAGCGCCGCTATCCAGCTTCAGAAAAGAAATATGGTCCGGCCGGGGCTTGGCCAGGGTATTGAAGAAAGCCCGAATGTCCGGCCCGGTTTTCACCTCACAAGCCATCGCCTGGTCATCGATCACCAACAGCGCCGCATGCTTGAAAAAACGAATACCGTGGGCACCCACCCCTTTCTTTCCCAAGTAAGCACTGCGGCCAATGGACTGGGTATGGTTATCCCAAATGGTCTGGCAACCGTCAGCCACCGCCTCTTGAAGCTGAGCAGATCGCTCCGCATCCGCCTCCAGCTCTTTCTGGCGAACAGCCCGGCGGGCCTTTGCCTCATCGGCAAGCCCCCGCTTTTCCTCTGCCGTAAGCTCACGCTTGGGCCGCTGCCAGCCACCCTCTACCGCCAACTTAATCAGCGTACCAATACTGTAATGGCCAGCCTTCGCGCTGCGCCAGGTGGCCTTGCAGGCCCCCTTGTCATAACTCTGGCCCTGCTGGCTCCAGCTATCGAAAAGCTCGAAGCCCGCCTCGCCGTATTCATCTTTCAGTGCACCAGCCATGGAAAACCACAAATCCCGATCGCAATCCGCCGCCACATACAGCAGCGCCTGCTCCGCCTCATGAATCGGCAACGGCTCACCCATGGGTCACCCCATCAAACAAGCGCGCCGCTTCCACCAACCGGCACCCCGACTGGAAGAGACGCAGCAGGTCCTTTTCCAAAATCGCTAGCTCATCAGCATCAACACGCCCATCTTTCAGCGCATCACGGGTGTTACTGGTCATCTTACCCACCCGCGTAACAAGCTCAGCAACCTCCCCAAAAAGCTCAGTCTTACCCGTCTCGCCAGCGTCAGGCCACGGCAACCACACACAACCCGTAATCAACGCCAGAGCATCCAGAATTTGCTCCACGTCGTCATGGTCACGGGCATACTCGGTAATCAACTCGAATTGCTGCAAGGTGGGGTTGCGGTCGGTGTCGTTTAAATTGAGGTTGTTATAAAACTGCTGGGGATTCAGGTCATAGGTAGCAGCCAGCTTCTTGATGCCCTGCCGTTTGGCTGTCATTACCAGCGCTGTTTTCAGGTCAGGCAAAGTATTCTGAGCCAGCTCAATGCGGCTCATACGAGTAATAGACATGATGAAACTCTCTCCCGGGTTTCTCTAAACAGGCAGCCTGGCTGCCACTATTCTGTGATCGTCAGGCCGCCTTGCTGCCACGAAAAACGTCAGGGCGCAGCTCTTGGCAGGTCACCTCACCGCCTGTCATATCCTCAATATCCTGACAAAGCTCAGCCGGCACACGGCGAAGCCCGGAGGCGATCTGGCTAATAAACGGGGCAGACACCCCAAGCCGCTCGGCAAACTCCTTCTGGGTGGTACCTACCACTGCAATTGCTTTTTTGATCGGGTTCATAGAACACCCCTCAGATGCATACCCAGACAAATTAGCATCGGCTAATGGATGAATCAATAGCAAAAGGTAATTTACTTTTGCTAAAGGCTAGGGAGAATTAGCCCATGAATGACACGACATACGCACACAAAGCCCGCGTGGAAGCCTTACGCACCCTAGTCCAGGAGCACGGCTCCCAAGCTAGCTTCGCCCGAAAATTCGGCCTGGATGCCAGCTATATATCTCAGATACTCAGCGGTCACAGAGCCTTTGGGGAAAAATCTGCCCGTAACATGGAAAGCAAACTGGGCATTCCACCCGGCGCACTGGACGGCCGGGCATTACACCGCGAGCTAAATGAACCAAACGTGGAACCGGCCTATGTCCCCCACACCACCCGATCAGCACCCGTCGTGAGCTGGGTTCAAGCCGGACAATGGGCTGAAGCGGTTGATCTATACAGCGTAGGTGAAGGCGAAAGCCAAGAAGAAACCCCCGCCACCGCCGGCCCGCATGCATTCTGGTTACGGGTGAAAGGCGATTCCATGACGGCCCCCGCAGGGCTAAGTGTTCCAGAGGGGTACCTGATCATGGTCGACCCGGACACCCAGCCTGAAAATGGCAGCTTGGTAGTTGCAAAGCTGGACAGCGAAGATGAAGCCACCTTTAAAAAGCTGGTGATCGACGGCCCCAACCGGTACCTAAAGCCGCTTAACACGGCCTACGACACCATAAAAATCAACGGTAACTGCCGAATAGTTGGGACCGTTAAAGAAATTCGATTTCGACCTTAAAACAATCACTACTGATTAACTATGGAGGGGAAAGGCAATGGCAGCGAATAGAAAAACAGGGAATAATGGATCATCATCGGGCCGAAGGAACAACGCAAGAAAAGGAAATGAGAACTTTTCAGAAAACAGCCGCGCAATCAATAATCAGCGCGAGAACGCCACAGAAATTCAACAAATGAAACGCCCCCCTAAACCCAAAAGGTGAACCCAATGGAACCCAGCACCCTGCAACACGACCTTCATTACAACGTTTTGCTGGGCATCCGTTACCACATGTACCGCCAAGCTTTCTTTGAACGTTGGCATCGGCTCACAGGGGTTTTATCTTTATCGTTTAGCTCAGCAGCTATTGCCACTATCGTTGCCGATATAAGCAACCCACTTGGCACAACACTTGCCGCGATTGTAGCCATCGCCCAAGCATTCGACATGATGTTTGAGACAAATAAACGCGCCATTATTCATGCCGATCTAAAACGCCGATATACCATCCTGGAACCAAAGCTCATACCAGCGGTGGAATTATCCACCGATGACTGCATTGCAATGAAGCAAGAAGTCGCAGCCATTGAAATTGAAGAACCACCGATCAAAAAAACGTTAATGAATTACACACAGAACGAAGTCCTGGATATCCTTGGATACTCAGAAGATGACGAAGAAAACAAAGGGGCTTTTACTAAGCTGAGCTGGCCAAAAACAACATTTCCAAACTTCTTCTCATAAACGAAACCAAGACCCCAAACCCGCCCAGCGCGGGTTTTTTTGTGCCCTTGAGAAAATAAATTAGCATTAGCTATTGACTCCATTATTTAGCCTGCGCTAACGTATTTAGCACAAGCTAACGGAGTCATTAGCAATGAGCATCCACATCCATCCCACTGCCGCCACCCCGGCAGCCATCTACAAGCTGCAGCGCCAAACCGGCCTGGTCGCCGTTATCAATGGCACCAACGCCCAGCTGATCCCCCACAGCCACTGGCTGGCTCGCAAAGGCAATGCCCTGCCGCGCCAACACCGCCGCAGCGCCGTGCCGGCCATCCAGCGCCTGAGCGCCCACCACCGTAATCACGGTGGCGACGGCCCCAGCGCGGCCTGATCGGGTGACCACCATGACCAGCATTCCAGCCCGCATTCACAACGCCCAGCGCGCCTTCAAGCGCCTGCAGACCACCGCCGACATGGAGCAAGCCATGCTGCGCAGTGGCCGGTTGCTGGACCGCTACATGGCCGAACTGCCCGTCAGCAATCAAACGCTCACCGCCCGGGCCCACATCACCGAACAGGCAGACCAGTACTTGGCCCGCTGCCGCCGCAAACGCACAGGGAGTAACGCCGCATGAGACTCACCATGCAGAACGAAAAGGAACTTCGCACCGCCATTCGCGGTACCGACAAAGGCGCCAGCAGCACCACGCTAATCCGTGTCCACGGCATCACCCTTGCCGTCGCCGTAAGCAAAAGCGTAGAAGCCACCACCGTGACCATCTACCCCGCCGCAGACCCGAGCCAGGTGATCTACCACGGCACAGGCACAGCTGGCGAATGCTACGCCGATGCAGCCGATGCCATTGAAGGGGCCGTTGTATGAACCTGCTACCAGAAGGCACACGCGCCTCAGCCGATGATGTCGAATTCGTTAGCGACACCATCATGCGCATGGCACACCGCGGGGTTCGGCATGCACTGAATGACGAACTCAATCTATGCCACCAAACCGAAAGCAACCTTATGGGGATCTGGCTTTGCTTTCCCAACCACCCGCTCGGCCACCTCACTCAACGCGCCCAAATGCTGATCACGGCCGCCAAATACCACCACGAAGGCCGGTCATACACTCCCATCGAAGCCGAACTCGACTTGGCAGGCCTCACCACCGGAGAACCCGCATGAAGATCATCGCCTTCACCGGCCCCGGCGGCGCGGGCAAGAACACCGCCGCCGAAGGCCTCAGCACCTTCTGGGAAACCAGCGAAGCAGCCTTTTCTACCCCCCTATACGAAATTGCAGCTGTTGCCCTGAACACCACCATGCAAGAGGTCAAACAACGCAAACAGCAGGGCGACAAGCCCATCCGGGCACTATTGGAAGACTTCGACGACCTGCTGCGCGCCACGCTCGGCAACAATTGCCTGATCATACGTATGGCAGAGACGCTGAGAGAGCTGGAAGACAGCCAGGACACCCCAGAACTGGCCGTCATCACCGACCTGCGCACCGAAGAGGAAGCCTATTGGGTGCGGGCAATGAAGGGCTTAGTGATCCACGTCAGCCGCCCGGAAGGCACCAGCGACAGCGAACACAGCACCAACCAACTGATCACTTTTGCCCAAGGTGATCAGTACCTGCTGAACAACTCTACTGAGGAAGACCTGATCAAAACCGCCTGCGCGCTCGTCAGGGGCTGGGCATGTGCGAAAAAGGGTTACATACAGGCTCAAGGTGCCATATGAGAGCTTTCTATTTTCAACTTTCTAGCAACAGCTCTCACCCTTTTCAGAAGCCTTTCATTTTGCTGATTAATTTCATTTGTTGCTTCAATGACGCCATTAAGAGCTTCAACCAATTTTTCATTTGGGTTTTCTTTACCAAGATTTATAAACGTAATAGCACTATGGATAATAACAATAGCTGTTCTTATTCTCACGAAGGTCGCCCTCGTCGGCATGGATTCTTGCAGTATCAGCTTCATACCCTCTTCTGTGTGTTCCAAATTTCGGATTGTGTATTCAAACGTAATTACATTCGCTGTTTCCGGCTTTTCCGCTCTCGTTCTCGTGGTTTTAAGAGCTCCAGAAATGAAGCCAAGGGAAAGCGATATATAGGTCAGCGTATCTTCAAAGCCCTTATACCTTGCAGCCTCATCCTTCAGGTCTTGCTTAGCCTGCCGCTCACGCTCCAATTCCCGCTCGTGGCTAAAAATTCTGCGCGTGCGCTTTTGATCTTCCCTGAAGGTTCTTTTCGTAGAATTGACCGAGTAAAGAAAAACCATAAAAGTAAGCAGAGCCTGCACCCAAGCAGCACCAGCACCGCTGCCGAACCAAGTACCAACACAAAGCCAATTATCACAAATCATGGCTTCCCTCCCAATATCAAAGGGATAACCATCTTCCAGCTTGCCCCAGCAAGTCAATGGCCAGGGGGTGCAGCATGAACCTGCTAGCCCGCCTGCTCTACCGGCTCACGGCCAACCGCCCCACCCGGCTGATCAAGATCAGCGGGCAGCCCTACCTTGAGCGCTACTTCCTGTGCCAGGTACTCGGCATCACCGTTTACCTGCACCGCTTTGTGCGCGACGACAAAGACCGCGCCCTGCACAACCATCCATGGAAGCACGCCATCAGCCTAGTGCTCACCGGCGGCTACACAGAACACCAAGGCCTGCTCATGGGTAGAACACCCGACGGCATCGACACAGTGCTCACCACAGTGAAGCCCGTGAAGTGGTTTAACCACATCCGCCACAGCAGCCACCACCAGATCGTCCGCGTGAAACCCGAAACCTGGACGCTCTTCATGCACACCCGCTGGCGGTTTGAATGGGGCTTTCTCGAACGCCTCACCGGCCCACTGCCGCACTACCGCTACCGCAAGCACATACCAGAACAACCCCGCCAATGGTGGCTCACCGCGCCACCAGCCAAGCGGGCAAACCGAGAACCCTTCGGAGGTTAACCATGAGCCAGCCCACCTACCGCATCAAGCACGCCGCGCAGCGCCTTGGCACCAAGCCCGGCCAACTCCGCGAACAGCTACGTGGCATGGGCGCCATCACCGCCGAAGAACGGGCCCACCCAACATGGGTGCGCGAGGGCTGGCTCAAAGAAGAACACACCCAGTACCACCACCCCGTAGTGGGCTGGACATGGCGAACACGAATCGACATCACCGAAGCCGGCCTTGTGGAACTGTTTGGCCTGCTCGATAACGCCGCATAGAGGGGCACATGGAATGGACGCAAAAGCACAAATACGCGCTCAGCGCCGGGGCCTACCAGGTCAGCAAGACATACACAGCCACCAAAGCCGTGTACACCGCCTGGCCACCCAAACCGCCATACAACAGAGCCCTGCCATGGCAGGCCCTCGTGCACCAGTGCATTGGCTGCTACAGCGATGCCGGCCAGGCAAAAGCCGCCTGCGAAGCTCACGCGGCCCTGTCCAGCTTATGCAGCTTCCTCTACCGACAGAGCGACAGCAAAAACAAACCGACTGCGCCCTGCTGATCATCACCCTGGTCAGCGGCAGCGCCCTAGCAATCTGGCTGCTACTGCGATGAACACACTCTTTCTACTCATGGCCGAATTCGAGACAGCGGAAATCCCGCTCGACGCTCTCGCCGAAAAATACCTCGGCCTGAGCCCGGCCCAAGCCAAACGCCGTGCTGCCCGCCAGGCACTGCCGTTTCCCGCACACCGGGGAAGCCGCAGCCAGAAGGCCCCGTGGCTAGTGCACACCCAAGACCTCGCCAACCACCTCGACGCGCAACGCAACGAAGCCGCCCGGGAATGGAAAGCGATCAACGAAGCAGCTTGAAAGGAGCCCATATGAAAGACGCAACGATTGAAGCAGGAATGGAAGGAATCAGCCAACACGTCACCAACACCACCTGGTTGTGCCACGCACTTTCCAAAAACGCCGGCTGGTGGACCGACCCTGATACAGGAAACGACATCGACCCCAACCCCACCTTCCCGGTGAAGCTCTGCCTGATCCATTCCGAGATCAGTGAAGCCATGGAAGGCCACCGAAAAGGCCTGAAAGACGACCACCTTCCCCATCGGGACATGGCGGAAGTAGAGCTGGCCGATGCCCTTATTCGCATCCATGACCTCGCCGGAGCCATGGGCTACGACCTCGGGGGCGCTGTTACAGAAAAGCTGGCTTACAACCAACAACGCGCCGATCACAAGCTGGCCAACCGCGCCGGCAACAACGGCAAGAAGTACTAACCACCAACCCCCAATGGGAGAGAGAACCATGCGCACAAACGTAGATGACTTCATCAGCGAACTGGACGGCGGCGTGTTCGCCCAAAAGCTCGGCCAGGCCCTGTCCGATGTCGCCGCCGGCACCATC